TCCGTTTCAGGAAAGGAGGAGTTACCTATGAAGAACAGAATCAAGCAGAGAGCCAACCGCAAGCTGAAGGAACAGGAAGCACGGCTGGACAAGCACAACCATTATGGCAATAAGGATCTAACCGCTTACAATGCAGTGCAGCAGATCCGCACAAACGGCAAGGCAGAGATTGCCTTGAGATAAGACAAACTGCCACCGCTCGGAATGCAAACCGAACGGTGGTTTTTGTTTGCTCAATTTATTACCAAAGGAAGGAGGTGCGACCTATGGAAAGAACGACTATGAGCGTACAGGAACTATCCGCTCAAATGGGTATCAGCCTGCCCAAGGCATATGAACTGGTGAAAACACCTGGTTTTCCCACTCTGCGTATTGGCACAAGAATCCTGATTCCCATTGATGCCTACAAAGAATGGCTCATGAAGCAGTCCACAGGCAACTGATCCAATTTCATTTTCCACAGAAGGAGGTGAGAAAAATGACAAACGATGCCAAACCCATGCAAATAACGGTCTACCACTCCTGGGAGAGCGGTAACGCAAAGAACTGCAGGTATCCCAATGTGGGTGCCGGCAGTACACCGGAAGAACTGAAGCAGCTGTTCTGCTATGACCATACCTTTATCCGGTTCAAAAACAACTACCGCAGCATCGATAACTTTGAAGAGGTGGCGGTGGCGGTACTGGATAACGACAATGACCATTCAGACGATCCCGGTGCGTGGATATCCGCCACGGATATTCCCCGGCTGTTTCCGGATGTGCCTTGCATCGTATACACCAGCCGCAACCATATGAAGCAGAAAGCAGGTCGTTCTCCCAGACCCCGTTTCCATGTGGCATTCCCGGTTGATCCTATTACTGACCCCAATATCTTCACAGCGCTGATGCAGCGGATCCAGACAGCATATCCCTTCTTCGATGATAATGCCCTGGATGCCGGACGATTCTTCTTTGGAAACCCGGATACAGAGGTATATGTCTTCACTGGTAACACCACCATTGACCAGTTTCTTGATGAGCAAGCTGCAGAAGATGCCTTTGCCGAAATGGAACGCACCATACCGGAAGGTAGCCGGAACAGCACTCTCTCCCGCACTGCCGGAAAGATCCTCAAACGGTGGGGAGATACCAAAGAGGCTGGCCGGAAGTTCCTGGAAGAAGCGGAAAAGTGTAGTCCGCCTTTGGATCGTGGGGAGCTGCAACAGATATGGAACAGCGCCCTGAAGTTCTATCGAGGAAAGGTAACCAAACAGCCGGACTACATTCCCCCGGCAGATTACAATGCCCCGGCAGAACCCAAGTGGGAGCCGCCGATCCCCTTCACCCAGCACACACTCCCCATATTCCCGGTGGATGCTTTTCCCCCGGCAATTCGGGACTATGTTCTGGCGGTGGCGGAAACCACACAAACTCCGGTGGATATGGCTGCAACCGCAGCACTGGCTGTACTGGCTCTATGCCAGCAAGGTAAGTACCGCATCAAAGGCAAGGATGATTGGATCGAGCCGCTGAACCTATTCACCGTCATCGTGGCGGAGCCTTCAGAACGAAAGTCTGCGGTCATCAGCCATATGGCCGGTGCGGTACATCGGTATGAAGCAGCCTATAACCAACTGCACGCTGCCGCCGTTGAACGCAGCCGTGTAGAAAAGCGGATACTGGAAAAGCAGCAGCGCAACTTGGAGGAAATGGTTCTCAAAGGCAAGGCGCAGATCGAGGATCTTCAGGATGTGTCTATGCAACTGGCTAATTTCCGGGAGGTAATGCCGATGCGGCTGTATGTGGACGATGTTACCACTGAGAAGCTGACCTCGGTTCTGTCCGAGAACGGCGGCACGGCAGCGATCCTCTCTGCCGAGGGCGGTATCTTCGATATGCTCTCTGGTATTTACACCAAGAATGTGAACATCGATGTATTCCTGAAAGGCCACAGCGGTGACAGTATTCGTGTGGACCGTATCGGCAGAAACAGCGAAAGCATTATGCACCCGGCGCTGACGGTGCTGTTGGCGGTACAGCCGAATGTGCTATCCGGTATGATGAGCAACGGCACTTTCCGTGGCAGAGGCCTGACCGCACGATTTATGTACTGTATGCCCAAGTCCCGTGTGGGTGACCGCTTGTACCGTACGCAGCCGATCCCAGACGAAGTTGCTCGGTGCTATGAGGTCACTATTCGCAATCTCTTGGACGAGGAGAAACCGCAGACACCGGAACTGATTTACTTATCCCCGGAGGCAGACAAGCTGTTAGAGGCTTTCGCCGGCGAAGTAGAGTCCAAGCTAAAAAGCGAATACTCCGATATCCCGGATTGGGCCGGTAAACTGGTAGGCGCTGTGTTGCGGATCTCCGGACTCCTGTGCCGAGCTGCCAATGCCAAGTGCGCTGACTTCCTGGATATCCTGGAATCCACAATCGTCACCGCAGAACAGATGACCGGTGCTATTGCAATCGGCAGGTACTTCACAGAACACGCCCGTGCCGCTTACTCCCTTATGGGTGCAGACGATCTGGTGAAACAGAGTAAATACACGCTGGATGCCATCATTAAGAATGGCCTCACGGAATTTACCCGCCGGGATATTATGCGGATCTGCCGAAGCTTCAAGAAAACAGAACAGGTGCAACCGGTGCTGAACCATCTGACGGACCTTGGCTATTTGGCTTTGAAGGAAGCTGAGCAGCCTGTCGGCAAAGGCAGACCCAACAATCCCGCTTATCTTGTTAACCCTCTGCTATACCGGGATGCTGCGTGAAAAGGTATTTTTGTCCTTTTTGTCACGCGTCCCTTAAGTATAGATATCACATTTTAAGGAGGCATTTCCCATGACCTATCGCATCCGTGATCCTTGCTATTAGTATTTATGTCCTTTTTGTCCTTTGTCCCTTAAGGGTAATAAGTAGAAAATCAGTATAAATATATATTCGTTAAATTACTGCTTTCTATATATACCCCTATAAAAATACAGTTCTCTATCTTAGAGGACGCGTGACAAAAAGGACAAAAATCGAAAAACCACACAAATTTTACGAAATGAGGTATTGAACTATGAAGATCAAGCAGCTGATTCCTATCAGCAATGAGTATGCCGTCCTGGCTACTGACGATTACGACTACAAGCATATTTGCTACGACCGCAAGCTGGATGATGTGCATTTCTTCTGGGCTGTCCTGGATGGTGGCGAATATGAACATGATGCCATTGCATTAATCCAGGTATCCGAAGATGGCAGCTATGAAATTTGCGAGCGCAACCTGGTGGTGGAACGGCAGGTCTGTCCCATCTGTGGTCAGAAGATGTTCCCCAAGCACAGCGAGAAGCATAACCCCACCTCCTGGCAGGATTGCGCAGGCTGCGGTTATCGGCTGGATACCAGCTATGATGCCAAGGATACTGCCGGTTCCAGAATCCAGGAAATCATTCGAGGTCGTGAAGAAGATGATACCTGAGGATCTGTCCCGGTATCTGTGGAAGGGACTTGACCTGCATAGGTACTCCGTTGTCCGGATCGTACCGCAAGATAAAGATAATGCCGTTGTCATCATGTACAGCAACGATCCCAATGATCCTCATTGGTGCTTGCAGTACAGAGGTAACGGCCATTATTTTGCCACCGCCAAGGAGCTGATGGACTACTATTGCAGCCGTGGTTTTAAGAATCTGCACCTGCCGAACCTCTAACCCCCGGGAGGGGGGTGGGGGTGGTCAAATCTCTACGACTATTTTATCGGACAACGGGCCTGGGGTCGCGTGTGGAAAAATGGCGAAATCAAACCCGAAAAACTGAAAAATCAAACAGAAAGGAAGATGTTCTATGTCGAAAGACGGTACGAATCGTGGCGGAGCCCGTCCCGGAGCGGGCAGAAAACCCAAAGCGATCTCGGAAAAACTAGCATCCGGGAATCCCGGCGGCAGAAAACTGACGGTGGTGGACTTCGGTGACGAAGCGGTCAACCTCAAGGGCAGCGAAATGCCTCCGGTGAAAGATTACCTCAAGGCAAAGCAGAAGGACGGCAGCGTCACCTGCGCCGAGGCAATCTACAAGGAAACCTGGGAGTGGCTGCGTGAGCGCAAATGCGATCAGCTGGTCACCAGCCAACAAATCGAACAGTACGCCATGAGTGTGGCGCGCTGGATCCAATGTGAAGAAGCGGTGTCTGAGTTTGGCTTTCTTGCGAAGAAGCCTTCAGGCACCGTTATTTCGTCCCCTTATGTCACCATGGGCCGGGAGTATATGAAGCAGGCCAATGCCGCCTGGTTTCAGATCTTCCAGGTCGTGAAGGAAAACTGCGCTGGGGAGTTAAGTGGCAAAACTCCCCAGGACGATGTTATGGAGCGCTTGCTCCGCGCCCGTATGGGCCAAAAATACTATTAATTTTCAGGAGGATTTTATTTTGAGTAATGTTAGAACTGCCGCGGAGGCAATGCGCCGTCTGGAAGAACTGGAGGCACAGATCACAGGTAAGAAGGTCGACCCTTCTGCCGAAGCAAAGAAGCAGGCTGCGGCTTACAACGCAGCATTCTGGGAGCATATGCACACCGGTATGCCTCAGAACGGTCTGAAGGCGGGCAGCGACGGTGCCGGTGGCTACCTGGTGCCAGATACATACGATACAGAATTGGTTCAGGCTCTGGCGGAGAAGAATGTGATCCGGCAGATCGCCAAAGCAATTCCTACTACCCAGAGAATGCATATCCCTGTGGCCAATGGCATCGGTGATGCCGCCTGGATCAGAGAAGGTGAACCCTGGGGCATCAACGAAGCCGACTTCGGTGAGGTAGTGCTGGATGCGTACAAGCTGGCAACCTCTATCCGGGTATCGGATGAAATGCTGGAGGACGGCGGTGTGGATATTGAGGAATATATTCGCAAGATCTATTCCGAGCGGATCGGCGAAGCTGAAGAGGAAGCCTTTATCCGTGGCAACGGCAAGGGTAAGCCTTTAGGTCTTATGTACCAGGCTTCCGTGGGTACGATGTCTGAGACTGATGGCGACATCACCCTGGACGATATCATCAATCTGGAACATTCTGTGAAGCAGCCCTACCGGAAGAATGCCGTGTGGTTGATGTCTGAGGATTCGCTCAGAACGCTGCATCGAATTCGCCACTACGACGGCAGACCTCTGTGGAAAAACAATCTGCAGGAGGGCGAGCCGGAATATCTGTTCGGGTACCGGATCTATATCTGCAAATCCATGGATGATGTAGTCCCCGGCGGTATTCCTGTTATGTTCGGCGACTTCCGGCATTTCTGGATCGGTGACCGGGGTAAGCGCGTGATCAAGCGTCTGGTAGAGCGGTATGCGGATCGTGGCCAGGTGGCTTTTATCACCACCGAGCGTGTGGATGCCAAACTGGTACTGCCGGATGCTGTTAAGATGCTGAAGGTCAGCGGCACTCCCGTTGCCGAGCCTGAAGAATAATCCACTTGGGAGGGTGGCTCTTTGGGGTCACTCTCCCTCCTGCAGTTAGCACGGAAGGAGTGTCACTATGAAACTGCAAGATCAAATCGCCATTAACAATATGCGGCTGGAGGGACACAGTCCTTCCGTGATCGCTGCCAAGCTGGGTCTGTCACCCAGCACTGTTCGTTCTCACATCCACCGCCACCGGCACATTCCCGGTACCAAGGCTTGTAAGTATTGTGGTCAGCCTTTGGTGCAACCCAAGGGTCGCCGGGAGAAGAAGTTCTGCTCTGACAGCTGCCGGATGGCTTGGTGGAACAGCCACAAGGAGGAAGTCAACAAGCAGGCCTTTTATACACTGACCTGCCAGCACTGCGGAAAGGAGTTTGATAGCTATGGCAACAGCAATCGCAAATACTGCTGCCGGACCTGCTACATTGCATCCCGACAGCCAGGATAAGTATGCCCCCGGCAATCTGATCCTTTACCGCACCTCCCTGGCGCTATACCGAAACCTCAAAAACCAGGGCGTTTTCAACGATGAGGAGTATTGTCACATACGCACCATATTAACCAAAAAGTATGGCCTGTCTTCGGATAGTATTTTCGCAGAAAGTGCTTGATATAATCGCCGGTTAGAGCGAATATGTAGTACCGCAATATGATACAAAGGAGGTAAGCTTATGCGAATCGTAACCCAGACCCGTTTCCCTAAAATGAATATCCCTAAGCTGAAGCGGGTCGCCGCCTATGCTCGTGTTTCCAGCGGCAAGGATGCGATGCTGCACTCCCTGTCTGCCCAGGTCAGTTACTACAGCGAACTGATACAAAACCATAGTGGCTGGCAGTATGTTGGCGTGTACGCAGATGAGGCACTGACCGGCACCAATGACAACAGAGAAAACTTTCAGCGGCTGCTTGCGGATTGCAGATCCGGCAAGGTGGATATGGTCATTACCAAGAGCATCTCTCGCTTTGCCCGCAATACCGTGACGCTGCTGGAGACCGTTCGTGAACTGAAAAACACGGGAGTGGATGTGTTCTTTGAGGAGCAGAACATCCACTCCCTTTCTGCTGACGGCGAACTGATGCTGACGATCCTGGCAAGCTATGCTCAAGAGGAAAGCCTCTCTGCCAGCGAAAACCAAAAGTGGCGGATCCGTCGCAATTTTGAAAACGGAATGCCCTGGAACGGCACGATGCTGGGCTACCGATACGAAGACGGCACTTTAGTCGTTGAGCCAACAGAAGCAGAAATTGTCAGCTGGATATTTGCGGAATACCTTGGAGGATCTGGAATGACGGCCATTGCCAAGCGACTGAACGCAGACAGCATCCCCACGAGGTTTGGTAATGATTGGGGCAAGACCAGCGTTGGCAAGGTCCTTCAAAACTATGCATACACCGGAAATCTGCTTTTGCAGAAGTATAGACGGGTGGATCATCTCACAAAGCGGGACGAACCGAATAACGGAGCGTTGCCCAAGTACCATATCACCGATGCCCACGAAGCAATCATTCCTCTGCGGTCGTTTAACGCTGTGCAGGAGGAAATGAAACGGCGGGCAGAAAAGCATACGCACCCCGGTGTAAAGCACAAAGAATATCCCTTTTCGGGAAAAATCACCTGCGCCGGGTGCGGAAAGCACTACCGCCGGAAGGTCAAGGAAACCGGCCCCGTTTGGATCTGCACGACTTACAACACCTATGGCAAAGCAGCCTGTCCCTCAAAGGCAATACCGGAGAGTATTTTAGAAGCCATTGCCGACGAGGTTGGCGGTCTCGGTAAAATAACGGCTCTGCAAGCCTGCGAGGGCAACACCCTGGTACTTACCCTTATAAGCGGAGAACAAATCGTTAAACGGTGGCAAGACCGCTCCAGGCGGCAAAGCTGGACACCGGAAATGAAAGAAAAGGCGCGACAGAAAGATTTGGAAAGGAGGTCGCATCATGCAAGCACCTAAAAATATTACTGTGATCCCGGCAACCATCAATCCCGTTACTCGGTTGCCGAAGGAATCCAAACAACTGCGCAGAGTGGCTGCTTATGCCCGTGTATCCACGGACAGCGAAGAGCAGCTGACCAGTTACGAAGCGCAGGTGGATTATTACACCCGTTACATACAAGGCAGACCGGATTGGGTATTCGTTGGCATTTACACTGACGAAGGCATCTCCGCCACCAACACCAAGCGGAGAGAAGGCTTCAACCGCATGGTGCAGGATGCATTGGACGGCAAGATCGACCTCATCGTAACCAAGTCGGTCAGTCGCTTTGCAAGAAACACCGTGGACAGCCTCACTACCGTCCGCAAGCTGAAGGATGCCGGTGTGGAGGTCTACTTTGAAAAGGAAAACATATGGACATTGGACAGCAAAGGCGAACTGCTGATCACCATTATGTCCAGTCTGGCCCAGGAGGAGAGCCGATCCATTTCCGAGAATGTCACCTGGGGTCAGCGGAAACGATTTGCAGACGGCAAGGTCAGCATTCCTTATGGTCATTTCCTCGGCTACCGAAAAGGAGCAAACAGCCTGCCGGAGATCGTACCGGAGGAAGCAGAGATTGTCCGCACCATTTACCGGATGTTCATTGAAGGGCAATCCTCAAATGCCATTGCACGGCATTTGACGCAGCAAGGCATTCTCACTCCGGCAAAGAAAACCGTATGGCAAAAAGCCACGGTAGAGAGCATTCTCCGTAATGAAAAATATAAAGGTGCTGCCTTATTGCAGAAATCCTTTACAGTGGATTTCCTTCAGAAGAAAACAAAGATCAATGAGGGTGAGGTGCCGCAGTACTATGTGGAACATAGCCACGAGGCAATCATTGCCCCTGCAGAATGGGATCGTGTACAGTTGGAACTGGCGCGGCGAAAGAATAGCCCACGGTACACGGTGTGCAACAGCCCTTTTGCTGGGAAAATCATCTGCGGTGATTGCGGAGAGATCTTTGGTTCAAAAGTGTGGCACAGCAACAGCAAGTACCGCCGAATCATTTGGCGATGCAATGCCAAATATGAAAATGGCGATCCTTGCAGTACACCCCACCTTTACGAAGATGATCTAAAGCAGCATTTCATAACAGCGCTCAGTCAAATGCTCACCGACCGCACTACCCTGTTGGAGGATGGCCGGTTGATCCTAAAAGAACTGTTGGATACTGCCGCCCTGGAAACCGATATCAGCAAAATACTGCAGGAGATGGATGTGGTGGCCGGGATGATCCGACAGATGGTGAACGATAACGCAAACCAGGCAACTGACCAAGCTGCCTATGCAGATCGATACAATTCCCTGGTTGAACGATATGAAAAACTGCAGGCAGAATACGATGGCCTGCTCCATCAAAAGGAACGGCGACAGATCCAGGCCGAGGCAGTCGGTAACTGCCTCACAGCCTTGGAAGAATTGGATCTGCTGGACATAACCTTCACGGATGCCTTGTGGAACACGGTGGTCGACCATGTAACGGTGTGTGCCGATGGTCGCCTGATGTTCCATTTCAAAAACGGCTCAGAAATAATAGTTTGGATGTAAAACGTAATATATCAAAGAGGACTCAGGTCGACAGATATGTTCCAGAACGGCCTGAGTTCTTTTGCTTATTGTCGGCTTGGATCGATTCTCTTGTAAAAAAGTCGATTATAGAATATAATATTT